AGTTTAGATAGTTAAAGTATACAGATATGGTGTAAAGCCTTATGTTTACTGAAGTTTATGGACAAACAGTGTAAACTTTTGCTATCTAAATCTCGATATATTGTGTCAAGTATGGGTTAGATACACTAGATAGTGTGGTATAAACCCCCCGACTGTATGGTTTCAAGTATAACTTTACAGTGATCGTATGAAGCGGCAGTATATACGCGTGGATTATGCGTGCCAAAACCCCCCGAAGTATGGGAGTTATATATAACTAAAATAAAAAGCAAACTTTACAGGCAAAAAGAAAGGGGCTTTCGCCCCCTCCCGTTACTCGTTGAATCCTCCAGCGATTAGTATCCCAGTTATTGTTGTAAGCAAACCTATAAGGCTAATGCAAACCCACATCACTAACTCTAATCCTTGTATCGAGTGGTCAATCTCGACGGTTCCAACTGCGCCCATCATTAAGATGAATCCACACAGACCTAGTATTGCTCCGATTACTTTCATAGTTTACACTCCAGTTTGTTGAGAGAAGGTTGGGGAGCCGAAGCTCCCCTCCCCGTTACTTAGTCCAAACCGATACTTCGGTGGTTGGAACTCCGTCCAGTATCAGGCTGTTTGCGAAGTTTTTGGCTCCGGCTTCAGTCTTATACCAGCGGAAGTAGAGTGTGCCGAACTCTACCCAGTTGACGCAGTAGCGTCTGATTTTCTCGACTTTCATAGTTACCTCCAGTTCGAGTGGTTGAGGTTGGCGGGGCTTGCGCCCCGCCTTCCCGTTAGGCCAACTTGGTGATTTTGGCTTTTTGAGCCTTGTCACCTTGCGGTGGCAGGATGGTGATACGAGGGTTCCCGTATCTGTCTGCCATCAGCAGAACATCAGTTCCGCCGTCCGCCTTGAAGAAACTCCACTTGTGAAGTGGCTTCTTCATTTTCTTGGAAAGTTCCTGCGCTTTAGCCCAAAGAGCCGCCGCGTTTTCGTGGTTCCAAGACCCATCAGCGTCACGCTTAAGAGCAATTTCGCCTTTGGTGTTCTCGACAATCGAGACATTACCTTCAAAGATTCTAGACATATCTAGTTCTCCAGTTATACCCACATTGTCAAAGAGCGTGGCGGGTGTGGGAAGCCCCGCTTCCGCCTGTCAAAGGGGTCGTCCCTTCGACGCTTTCTACTAGACCAAAGATTGACCTAAATGTAAAGTATGCCCGATTTCTGGGGGGTTTTAGGGGGGTTATGCCTTGCCTATCGCGCGACTGAGCCAGCACTACACAGGCGCACAGGGGGGGCACATGGACTGCGCCGCGACCCCCCGCCCCTATATAAGTAAACCTCACATAACAAGACCCCAAAAAAGGAACGTGTAAAGTTTTGTGCGCAAGCGTTTGCTTGACATACCCGTAATCTAGGTAATACAGTCAGGCTATGGACACACTACCTTTGAAACATACGAAGTGGTCTGATCGTTTGGCTTTCGATGTCGCACTGATGTTGGAGGGCAGCGGCGAGACGTTGGACGAGGTTAAGACTCGGCACGCTATTTCTGCGTCTGACCTTATTATCTTTAACAAAGACAATATCTTTCTCAAGAAAGTGGAGTCGTACCGCGACGAAATTCGTGAGAAGGGTATGACGTTCAAGCTCAAGGCCCGGGCACAGGCGGAAGAACTGCTGACAACAAGTTGGACGTTGATCCACAGCCCTGATGTATCTGCTGCGGTAAAAGCGGACTTGATTAAGTCTACTGTAAAGTGGGGCGGCCTTGAGCCTAAAAACGAGATAAACACGGAGGGCGCAGGTGGCGGAGTTAAAATTACAATTAACCTCGGAGGTCAAGACCACGCAGCGACTGTCGTTGACGCAGAACCTGTTGACGAAGTTTACGAAGACGTACGAGAGTCAGAAGATGGCTACCTTCTCGACGCTGGAAGAGTGTGAGAGGGTATCGGCATTGATGGTCAACTTAGAGATTCAGCACAAGCAAAAGATTTTAAAAGGTAAGAATGTAGAGCAGACATACGCGATTATTCTGCTAGACGATGTAGATAAGATATTGGCAGAGGATGAATACGAAGACGCAATCAATAAAGCGGGATGGCCGGGTTAAATCTGCCGCCAATATGACGGTAGAGGAGTTCGCCATCCATCTCATACTTATGTGGGACGACTTGATTTATTTCGAGCAGTCTAAGCCGTCGCGTACTGATCGCAGCTATATGAATCAAAAACGAGGGAATTTCTTTGGCTCTGGACATTAACTTTACGCCGTCTAAGACTGCGGCAAAATTTATGAACTCAGACGCGAAGATGCGCGTACTGATGGGGCCGGTTGGGTCTGGTAAGTCTGTCGCCAGTTGTTTTGAGATTGTGCGTCGCGCAAGTGCGCAGGAGCCAAATGAACAAGGCATACGCAAATCGCGGTGCGCTGTTGTGCGTGAGACTGTGCGGCAGCTGACGGATACTACAATTAAAACGTTTCTGGACTGGTTCCCGCCGGGGCCGTGCGGAAACTTTATGCGTACGACCAAAACTTATTTCTTTAAGGTAGGTGATGTTGAGTGCGAGATTATGTTTCGTGCGCTCGATGATGCAGACGATGTGGCCAACCTGAACTCTCTTGAACTTACCTTTGCGTGGTTTAACGAATGTAGAGATATTAACTCTGAGATCGTGGACGCGATGTCTAAACGTATCGGACGTTTTCCTTCAAAGAAGGACGGCGGGCCGACATGGTTTGGTATGTGGGGTGACACTAACCCCCCGACTATGGACACATGGTGGTATTATCAGATGGAAGGGCTTGATGCTAAAGACGGCGTCAGCTCTAACAATAATGGGTGGGATGTGTTCAAACAGCCCTCCGGACGAAGCACATATGCAGAAAATGTGGAGAACTTACCAGATGGATATTATGACACCCAAGGGCGCAGTGAAGAATATATCAGGGTCTTTATTGACGGAGAGTACGGACTCAGCTCTGCAGGACAGCCCGTCTACAAGTATTTTAGGCCGGATTACCACATGGCTGATGAAACATTGCGTCCCATTATCAATGGTGTTCGGCCTATTGTTGTCGGTATGGATTTGGGGTTGACACCGGCAGCAATTATAGGGCAACAAGACGCCCGCGGGCGAGTGCTTATCCTTGATGAGGCGGTTTCCTTTGACATGGGGATACAGCGTTTCGTCCGCACGATTCTCAAACCTATGATCTACGAACGGTTTAGTGGCGCACCAATACTTGTTGTCACAGACCCAGCGGGTGTGCAGCGGGCGCAGACCGATGAGCGCAGCGCTGTTGATATAATAAAAGCTGAAGGTTTCCGCGTTATACCTGCCAAAACCAACAACGTCTCGGCTCGTCTTTCCGCAGTGGACGATTATCTTATGCGTCAAGTTGATGGCGATAGCGCTTTTTTACTTGACCCAAAATGTTCGCAGCTTAAAGCTGCTATGATGGGCGGGTACAGGTTCCACCACAAAAACGGAACCATTGATAAAAACAAGCACTCCCACGTTGCTGAGGCGCTGCAATATTTTATGATGCACGTTGCTACAGCTGGCGAGGGAGCGATTATAACGCAACGCAGAGAAGTCAAAAGGGTTGCGGCGGCAGGCTGGACTTGATACATTTATGGAGTCATCTCGACATTCCTTCTTGGTTACCAACCAACCTGCCCCTCACCGCTTGCCCCGGTGGGGGGTTTTTTTCGTGCTTGCGTGTATACTTGTTGCCATGTATAAATTAAGATATGACAAACTTGTTGGAGTATGATTATGAACTGTGGGCAGGGTAAACCTTACGCAAAAATCACGATGAAGCGCCGCGAGTATAAAGATGGTGGGTATGTATACTCCGACAAAAATGATGAAGAAACAGTTGTCAAAATGAAAGACTTAGCTAAACTGGAAGAGTCAGATCGTAAAGTTATGAAAAACGGCGGGCCTATTGAAGCGCCCGTACAGGAAAAAAGCAAATACTCAGGTGGTTCATTTATTAAGGCGAAGTACGATGAGTGATTACGATAAGATAGGCGGATTCAACAATAATCCCTTCCCTAAGCTGATTAACCAAGCTAAGGGGTATCTGTTTGGCGCAGGTTCGGCACAAGCCGGAACACCGCAAAAAGTAGTAAAATCTAGTAAGACTTACCGGAAAGTTGTTAAACCTGCGGCGCCAAAACCACAGCTGCAGTATGATACAAAGCCAAAGGCAAACAAACCTTGGTATCAGGAGATTTTTGACTGATGTTACAGGTAGTAGACAACGCAACAATGCGCAGGCGCGAGAAAGAAGCGCTTGATAAAGAGCTTGCAGCTCGTCAGAACGACAGCGTTGTTTTAGGGCTGGCCGCTCACTTACGAGTTTGCTGGGATGCTTCGCGGCAAGCCAAGAAGCCTATTGAAAATATTATGCTTAGAGCTTTGCGTCAGCGTAACGGCGAATACGAAGCTAATAAGCTAAAGCAGATTCAGGCTCAAGGTGGGTCTGATATTTATATGATGATTACAGAAGTTAAGTGCCGCGCTGCTGAAAGCTGGCTGCGGGACATTCTTCTGGACTCAGGTACTCCCCCTTGGGATTTACAGCCTACTCCTATCCCTGATCTTTCACCTCAGCAAACAAGCGAGCTACAGGGCGCTTACGCAGCGCAAGTTGTTCGCATGGTTGAGGAGGAAGGCCGAGCGCCTTCACCTGACGAAATGATCGAGCTTAAGGAAATGGTGGCGCAAGATTACCGGTTTAAGTTGTTAGAAGCTGCAGATAACCGTGCGCGTAAGATGAAGGTTAAGATTTCTGACCAGTTCGCTCAAGGCGGATGGGCTGATTCCTTCAACGAATTTATTACTGACCTAGTTACTTACCCTTGTGCTTTTGTTAAAGGGCCGATTGTACGCCGCCAGCGTAAGTTGGGCTGGACGCAAGACGCAGACGGTAAGACCACCGTACAAGCTGATGAGATCATTGCACCCGAGTACGAGCGTGTTGACCCGTTCAGAATCTACCCTGAGCCGGGTGTTAGCAATATTAACGATGGGTACATATTTGAGCATCACCCTCTTAGCCGTACTGAGTTGGCTGATCTTATTGGTGTTCCCGGCTATGATGATGCAGCTATTCGCAAAGTTTTGGAAATTGGTAACGGGTCATCTTGGATTAGCGAAGATGTAGAGCTAGCCAAAGACGAGCAGGAACGTAAGTTTCACACCTTTAACCGCCCCACTGAAGTGTTCGATGCACTAGAGTTTTGGGGTAAAGTAACAGGCAAAATGCTTATTGAGTGGGGTCTCACAGAAGATGAGATCGAAGACGAGGCTCGTGAGTACGACGCTAATGTGTGGGTCGTAGGCAATTATGTAATTAAGGCAATCTTGAACTACGATCCGCTAGGAGAAAAGCCTTATGCTAAAACGTCTTTTATCAAGTCCCCCGGTGCTTTTTGGGGTAAAGGTATACCAGAAATTATTGAAGATTTGCAGAACGTTTGTAACGCGGCTGCACGCGCTCTTGTTAATAACATGGGCATCTCTTCTGGCCCTCAAGTTGAAGTTAATCTTGAGCGTATCCCGCCAAATGAAGATATTACGCAACTTCATCCTTGGAAAATCTGGCAAGTAACTAACGACCCGTTAGGGTCTAGCTCGCCTGCTGTACGCTTTACTCAGCCTGACGACAACGCGAACACATTGATGGGCGTGTATGACAAGTTTAGTAAACTAGCAGACGATCACTCAGGTATTCCTTCATATGTTTACGGCGACCTAAATGTACAGGGCGCGGGGCGCACAGCGTCTGGCCTGTCTATGC